GTCACCATTATGTGTCGTAGCAAATGTCGTATCACCCATCATAACTTTAGTATATATATAGTTGAGTACAGTGTTCATAAAAGTAGTCAGTCGCCAACCAGATAATAAAGTCCCTTCAGTACTATAAACCTTACCATCAAGTTGTTTAATGGTTACATTACCTAATGACTCGTACAACCAGTCAATAGCCCCTAATTGTTCAGGATCAACTTTATCTTTAAACACTACCATGTAAGCGTGCAAAACACTACGCATCACTTCAGTACTATGCTGCGAATTAAAATCTTCAAAATCGAAACAATAAGGCACTCCATTTTTTAAAACTTCTTTAACTGATCTAGCTACTTTCTTTGACTCTGCTTCTTGTCCTATGGGAAACATTTTACTTAATAATTCTTCACAACCGGCCATACCAAAACTAGATATTATAAAGTTGGTATTATCGACACCATAAATCGCACGCTGTTTACCCCACTCATACTTCACTGAAGCTTTGGCAAACATTTCAGGTTTACGTTCAATAAAATGACTATAATCAACATCTGGCATAGCACAGAATCCATAAAATTTATGACGCATATCGTGCTCTTTATGTGCGAACACTTTATCTTCATCATACTGAGAAGAGTAAGCGCCTGTTGGTGCCCACTGCCAGCGTGAATCCCAGAAGTTTTTCCAATTATACATTTTAGGACGACCACCTAATTGTCGTAATCTTGCAAATAAGGTACCAGCCTCCTCAAATATCCGTTTAGGGTCAATTTTAGCTACGTTAGGTTTTTGCCTATGCTCTTGTTCTATAGACCAGTCTATGTCACCAACTCCTCTATTTACAAGTACTTCTAATTCAAAAAAGGGAGATAAGTCTATATTAACATTATTTTGTAATGCCTTCAGTCTTAATGAAAAGTGTTTCTTTATATAAGTGGAAAAATGTTCTACAGATGTATACTTAATATGTAGTATATCCGACTTATTAATCAGAGATCTCGCCTCTTTAGGTAGTAAGAGAAACCAAACTAGTACACCAATAAAGAAACTATCATGGACTTGGATATCAACCAGTTGCTCAAGTAAAGCCATACCAGGGCCAACCGTCCTAACAATCGTGTCATAATTCAAATTTGACAATTCCTTTATTGTGATGTGCCGCAAGTGTTTTGCAGAAACCTTAGTTTTGATTAATTCCAACTTACCCTCAAGTACAGCCCTGACACCCTTGTAATTTGGTCGTACTTTATAATTAAGTGAGCGTTTGGACATATAAAAACAATATTCTAATACATTATTTGTGTGTATCGTACCAAAGGGAAACATATCAGGTCCGTACTGTATTCTAGAGATACGTAACAAGTGTGGAGAGGTCAAACCGACAATACTAGTATAGTTTGACAGATACAATGCAGATGCATTCAAGTAAGGAAAATAGATACATCTAACAGGGACAGCACAGCTACCTAAATTATAATTCACAACCCCGTGTAACTTAATATTTGGTATTATGTCATACAACACATGAGTTGAAGATAAAAAGGGCACGACCTGCGTGATATTCTTAGAAGTATTTATATATAATGGTATATAGGAAACTTCTCTTAGTGGTCTGTTTCGTCTGGTGGTATATCTTCCGGCCTCGGACCAGTGTCTGTCTCCGGCAACTGTAATTGACCTACATTTACTTCCAACGGTATGGCAATTTCTGGATAGGCCACTTGAAAATCCGAGTCATCTGCATTATATGTCGAGTATAATAGACAATTATAAGCTTTAGGCATCTTAGTAGTCATAAGAATCCTATCGGCACTTAGATAAGATGTTGGGTTTGAAGAAGCAGGCAACGAATTGTATTCAGGTTCACGTAGAGGAGAAACCTGAGTACGTCGCCAGGAAAAGAATGTTTCGAAATTGCGTAGCCATTCGATTGAAGAACCAAAGCAATGAGATCTTTCCGTGTCTTGTAGCACAATGTAAGGCAAAACTTCTTGAAGAGTAGCGGGTGTAACAGGTGGCATAGCGATAGATACATCGTTGGGTGCGTACATTCGATGCTTACCACCCTGTAGAGGATGTTTATAATGTACATCGTAGCCTTGCCATCGCTGCACTACCCCGTAAGCCCATAAGTCGTAATAATTGTATGCTGTCTCAATTTTACCTCGTATTTTGCGTTCAACAGTTGGCCTTATTTTGAAAATACTGTGATGCGGCGTACCATTGAGCAAACTACCTCCAAGACCGGTAATCAACCCAACACAGCTAGGCGGTACGAGCGTGTTAGTATACAAGTTTGTATGGTTGACGGTATAACCATACTCAGCAAGGTGAGCTATGTCTATATTACCAAATTTCACAACATCATGATAATGAGCTTTTAGACCTTGAGAGAAATAAGTGCCCATCATAGAGAAAGTAGGTCTGGGTACGCCGATACCGAGCACGGCTGAGCTGAGTGCATCAGCCCGTTCACATGGTCTTAGCGTATCAAAATAGTCGTTATCATATTTATGTAGGAAACCTGTAACAGTAGTGGAGTTAAACTGGTTTAAATACTCACCCCAGTACCAAGTGGTATTAGCCAGCATTGACTCATAAAATAATGAGTCATTATCACTAACTAAATCTTTTGCCACAACTATCGCCTCACGGGATAGTTGTGCCCCATCACCTTCTAGTAGCATAGGCAAGACTGCTCTCCTCAGGCCAAGTTTAGGCAAGCTCAGAGTCCTCTCAACTTGTAACCACCAGTGAGATTCAACTGTCTCAGTAGCCGGTTGGACCAGCCAATATTTCATCGCAACTGCAGCAGCTTTCAGCTCTTCATACCATTTGTGAGTTACAACAAGTTTTGTCAATGTACTCTTTAAGTCTTTAGTTGTGAAAACGAATTCTGGAACAGCTAAATCTTGAGATCTAGGTCTCAGAGCATAAATCTTATCTTCTTCATTATGTCTGAAATCAACATCTTGGTCAACCAAGAAAGGAGTTGATCTTTTATTGCCATCCATAGCTATACCTAGTATAGCCACTTCTTTCATTGTCATACCACTGCAATTTACATAATACCGAGCCTTTCCAAAATTGTTGATAGCTTCTTCACTAACTGGCATATCCATATCATGAACTGCTAACTTACCCAAATCATAAGAAGCACTATGATGCCATTCGGAAGGCACTTTGAATCTATTATGTAACATACCAACTACATTACCAAATGTGACACCGGATTGGCTATGACCATCATCATAATCATACATCTGCCAATATTGTACCTCAAATTGAAATCTTTGTTCGTGATAAGCTGGGTTAGGAACCATCTGTCCCGGGTTGCCAGGAATCTGGGCTGCGGGCAAA